TCAGACAAAACTGAGGAAGAACAGCATGAAGAAGGGCGCAGCAATGGTCAGGATCAGGCCACTGATGATGGCGGTGGGCACATATTCGTAATGGCAAGCCTGGCGCACAAAGGGCAGGGTGGTGTCCATGGCGGTTGCTCCGCAGACACCGATACTGCTGTTGGCAAAGTTGCGCCCCAGCATGAACACCACGGTCAGGCCGATCAGTTCGCGCATCAGGTCGTTGAGCAGGGCTACGCTGCCATAGGCCTCGCCCAGGTATTGTCCAGCCAGGGCGCCGGACAGGCTGAACCAGCCAAGACTGTCTGCCTGCGCGGTGCCGGGGCGGTTCAGCAACCGGAAAATGGAAAGAAGGAAAAACCGCAGTGGTTTTCAGTATGTCATCAAGGGCGCGAACTATAGCGCACAGAGGGCTTGGTTTGTAGCCATGCGAGGCTGGCATGCCCAAGGACCCATCCGGATAAATATACGATTTAACATAATATACCTTATGCGAACTACTGTGTAGCAGCGCTGATTATTGCCCTGGTCTGGTGTCTGTGGTCCATTCACTCGTCCAGTCAGAAAGCATACAGGAGTTGCTGATGATGAGTATCGACGAAGCCCGGCTTAAAGCCGGGTTTTTTGTGGGCGAATGTCTGGAATTGTTCGGGATCAGTGAACGTACCTGGTACCGCTGGTGTCAGCATGGCGCCCCGATATGGGCATACCGGTTATTGCATCTGCGGGCCGGCCACCTGGACCAGTTGGGCTGGAAGCATTGGCAGATCCGAGAGGGCATTCTCTACTTCGACGGATTCAAATCACACGGCTACCAATGGGAGCCAGGCGAACTACTGGCATATCACTGGACACGGCACAACACCAGAAAAGCAAGGACGGAGTTTGCGCCCGCCGCCCGAGCTGACCTCGCGCCTGATTCGGCAAGCCGAATCAACCCCGGCGCTCGCCCTTCGGGCGCTGCGGCACATACGTGCCTTGCGGTGCTCGCGGGCGGCGGGCGCGACAGTTAGGAGTAAGGGAACAAGAAAACCGTGGGGCGTTGCCCCACACCCCCCCCTAACAACTTCCAAAATATGAGGCACCCGGGGTGCCTCTGGCCCTATGCAGGCCCGGATGGAACCGGGCCGCCGGGCCGGTGCAACCATTCAGAGATCGGAGATCGGAGGAGGGAAAGAAAAAACCGTGGGGCGTTGCCCCACACCCCAATCCTCGCCGGATAGGCAGGGGTGCGGGGAGAAAAACCCTCCCCACACCCCAGCCAGAGGATGAATTGGAGAGGAGTCCATCAAGGGTTCGCTCCGCCCGTGCCTCCGTTCGACGGGGCAAGCCCCGACGAGCCGGGGGCGCGGCCCTTGACGGGGGAAGGCACGGAGCTGCTATCAGGTAACGTCACTAAAACCCGACGAACGGTAGCATTATCGGTAACGTTACCATTGACCATTATCGGTAACGTTACTATAATTAAGGCACACACAAAGCGGAGGGTTTGAAATGACATACGAAGAATGGCTGGGAGCGAACTACCTCACCGACGACGCCGAGGCCCGCAGACTGTATGCCGAGAGGAATTGCAGCATTGGCCACCCGTATCACGTATGGCGTGAGCGGTACGGGTACGCCGACACCGCGACAGCCCGGGCCGACTATGCCGAGTATCAAAAACAGCTGGATCTTCTGACACCGAAAAAGCGGAAACCGGGCAGACCGGCGACAGGCAACGCGATGACCCCAGCCGAGAAACAACGCGCCTACCGCGAGCGGCAAAAAAAGCGTGAGAAGGAACTGGAGGCGCGGGTATTGGTGCTAGAACAGAAATTGGAAAATGCCCTGGCTGAAATCGAGCGCCTAAAAGTAACGTTACCGGAGTAGAGTTAACGAACGCCGAAGCAACAGCGATCACAGGATAAGGCCAGACCTGGAACCGGCGACCATATAAACAAACGCGCCCCCGAGTAAGTCGGGGGCACGATACTTGAAGGAGGAGAATTCAGAGAATGGGAAGCAGGTAGTAGGTTCCCGCGGCACCGACGAGGATGCCGACGACCAGGGCGATCGGAACGCGAGACGCTGGAACAAGCCTGGCGGGCTTGACGCTCTTAAGAAGACGCTCAACGTCTGCTGAGGGGTTCGGTTTACGACTGGATGAGCCGGCGGGCTGGTCCCGGCGCATGTATTCCCTGTCAATTAGAGCCATTCTTGCCTCCTATCATGGCCATGTTCGGTATAGGAGCCTGAATGATGGCCCGACATTGCTGCAATGGCAAATCCAGCGGGGTCATGCTGGAGTCGTAGCAGAAGCAGCCGCGCTTGGATTCAATGCAGCCTGCCACGGGTTTCACAGGCGGTGTATGAGTCCATTGGAAGGTAGATTGCGGCAGCGGCGCGGGGGCGGCACTGCCTGCCCCTTCCGCTGCCGCTGAGCTGTCCGCCTCAACCAGTTGCATTGACTTGAAGCCGTCCGCCAGGGAATAGGCAACACCACAAGCACCCAGCAGAATCAGCGTCAGCAAAACAGTGATCTTACGAGGGATCCGGAACTTGTGCGTATGAATCGTTGCTGACTTGTACAGCTTGAAATGCTCTTTCGGAAACTTCCACAGATAGTGATCCGCCCTCTCCTGCTCACGTCGATCATTCGGATCGGAAACAGCAAATCCCCAGGTATAAACGTTGGCACCCTGAATACCGTTGGGCCGGTACAGATGGATATGTTCCCCGCAGAGCTTGCGGATGTGATGATGAAGGAAGCTTGGACTCTGCGTAATGAAGATAAGGTCATGCCCGGTATGACGGTGCACTTCCATTGAGGTCAGGCGTTCATCGGTAACGGGACCAGGGCGAGCGTTAGACGGAAATATCTCCTGTGCTTCGTCATAGATGACAAGGGAGCCTTCCGGCGTGTCCCTCCAGTCGTCAGGAGCAGGTTTAACCTTCTCGATCTGCAGACCGTCAATACGGGCATACACCGCCCTACCCTCGTCCAGCGCCTTCAGAATGCGCCCTATCGTGTACAGCGTCTTTCCGCTGCCCGGAACGGCAGTAATGATTGTAATCATGCTGAGAGCCCCACAGAGATTCGTGCAGCGGTAATTGCTGCCCTGGTAAGTAACGCGGAACCGATAATGCTGATCGCCTGATCAATCCCGGCAAGTGCGATCAGATCAATGACCGCTGACGGAAGCTGGCCGACGAACTGCGTCGCTTGTTCCAGGGCGAACTGAACCAACGACTTGATGCCGGTGTATGTGAACAGGCCAATGCCCAGGGAAACGAAAACCCGAGCGATAGCCGAGGACAGTACCCATATCAGAATGGGGGCAAGTAATGCAGGCATCAGTTTCTAGCCCTCGCAATTCCCAGGGAAATGAAAGCAGCGAAGATGGCCGCACTGGCCAGCACCAGCGGTCTGATGAAGGTGGCCAGATCACAGAAAGGCTGCCAGTTGAATTGAACTGGCGGGAACAGTCCCAGTTCGATGGTGTATGGCTCCGGGCAGGACGCTGCCAAAGTGAAGTCGAATTCTTCTTCGTAGTCCTGATCTTCGATCAGGGGCCATTCCACTTCAGGAGCATCAAAAGGCTCCTGGAACCATTCGATGAAGGAACAGACGACTGAAGCCCAGTCGCAGAAACCGGGCCATTCACCAGCAGCGCCACCGGGTGAAGGTTCAGTAACAGGAAGTTCACCAGGGGTTTCGGTGGTGGTTTCTGTGCTTGTATGAGTGCCGTTGGTATAAGTATTGGTCGTGGTGGTATTGGTAGTGGTTATGGTGGTGTCACCATAGGTGATATTGGTTGTCGTCTGCGTAGTAGTAACAACAGTGTCACCAGTAACAGGATCTGTACTGGTAGAAGTAGTCTCAGGCCCAGCAATTGAAGAAGGGCCACTGATTGTGGTGTCTGTATAACCCGGCAGAGGGTTACCGATGCGACGCTGGGCATCACCCGCAGCCTCGGCAACCTGACCCGGTGGCAATGCCGGCAATTGCGCTTCCAGCTCTGAAAAATCAACAGGAGCAGGAAGGAGCTCGGGGACACCCGGCTCGGTAATAATCATGCCGCGAAGCTGAGGAAAGGATCCATCCTTGGTAGGCCAGTTGCCAGAAGGGTATCTGGAGGTGCAGTTATTCAAAAAGGAATAACCGGGAGTACTAGCATCATGAGGGGCCACCATAACTGAAACAACGGTGCCAGCCGGGTAGTTTGTACCCCCCAACCGAAAAGAGCCTGACGCCGTAATTGTTTTTACTTCACCAATGCTAGTAAGTGCATACGGCTCGCGGCGGCACATATCCATGGGATGATAATTCCCATCAATGGCACAAATCGCACCAACGGGGCACTGCATTTCATATTTTACCCATTCCTGCGTCAACTCATCCCAAGCCCAATCAACCGCAAGGAACAGACCAGTAACAGCAGCAGAAGCAGCAACAGACGCAGGATTCACACGAACAAAGTTTTTCAGGCCATTAGCGACAGAGCCATATGGGATAACAGGATTTCGCGTAACCGTAAGCGTATTGAGCGACGAAGGAGGCACCCGGACAGTCTGACCGAAAGAGCTGCGAATGCCTGACGAAGTATGCGCGCCACTACTGCCGAAGTTGCGATAATCAGACGGCCCTAAATCAATGATTTCCGCCGCACTTACGGACGAGGCAGCAAGAAGAACGGCAGCGAGAAGAACAAAACGAGCAAGAACCATCCGGCGTATTCCTCTGGCATATGTCACCCGATGAAGTAGGCACCGGCCAGCCACAGGTAGCTGATCAGTACGTTGGCCAAAAAAAGCTTTTCAGGAACACTCATGTACTGGAAACCCATAACAAGCACTCCGAAAAAGAAGGGGGGCAAAGCCCCCCGTTACTGGATGGGCAATTAGAAGAAACTTGCCTTGATCCAGCGGAACGCCATAACAGCGGCCGCACAGATGACAATGGCACCACCAATGGTGACAATATCTTCCCGGACAGCCTCAACAGCCGCTTCAGCCTGAGCAGCAATACCTTCCATAACGATTACCTCTTGAAAAATTGACTCGCCACCATTGATATTCCCCAGGCAGTAACGCAGGCGAGCAAATACGCACTACCAAGCTGCATAGCATCTTCGATGCTAAGCGGAGGAAGAAGAAACGTTGTCTGCACCCACTCAGTACAGACATTGTTCTGAACTTGAGCGCAGACGAACGACATTTAACCCACCTTGGACGATGGAACTTGCTCAGGTTTGGGAGGCAGAGCCTGGAGCCGAACAGGAAAACCGCCCAAGTTATATTGCTGGTAAGCCTTACGACCTTGATAGATCGAAGCAGATACCGGAATAAACACTTCCGCACCAATCATGCTTCTATAGGAGTTATGCAACCCCTGTTTGACTTGTTCAGCAGAGACCCGAACATCAAAGTAACAATCGACCGGCCGGCCCTTTTCGTCGGAACTAACAGATTTAACCTCGATAATGGCAATGCGCATGTCATCACCAATAGTACGATCTTCAACCCGGAAAACCTCACCATGCAGCACCATTCCAAATAACTTAGACATAGTTAACCTCATGCAATTTTAAGTTCATGCCAAGAGCACACCGCCCTGGCTTCCATTACCTTCCTACGGAACGGAACGACTTTGCCGGCGGAAATATCAGCATCACCGAGGCCGGCAGCCCGGAGAATTGAAAGATGGCGGTACCAGACCGTTTTAGTGAAGGATTCACGCGCCCTCTCCCACCCTTCCGCTTGGATGAGCAGCCATGCGCCATAAGCGGCTCTGGCGGCGTTTTGGGCGTTGCGGGCACGGGGTTTATCGGGAATGGGTTTTCCTGCCGCCAGCGCCTTCACACGGCGTTCACGCCAGTTAGTCATGGCGTTATCAAATTCACGTTGGGTGGACACCTCAGCAGCGGCGAAGATGCGTTGTTTCAGGTCATTGTCTGTGGTCACTTCGGCACCCCCAATCATTCGGTCAAAGTAGTCATGCCACTGCATGCGGAGGGTTTCAGCAGTGCAGGCTTTCCAATCGTTACGGTTCCAGAATTCACGGCCCAACGTCAGTTCAAGGCGCAACAGGCGGTTTGCCTGGTCAATTTCGTCCCGGGTGTACTGGCGGCCGGTGTAGCCAGTGCGGGACATTTGATAGGAGAGATGCGGGCCCTTGGCGTAGGCCTTGCCCTTGCGGAGCTTGGATTTTTGCGACCAGTAGACGGTGTCGCCAGCCTGCTGGCTGACGCGGTACCGGCCACCCTCGCAGTCGCGGAGGATGCGCAGCGCGTCACGGACCTCGCTCAGGGAGCCAAGCAGCAGGTTTTCGGTAACGTCCACTCGCGACACGGTCCAGAGCGACAGGTCAGCGGGGAGCTCAATCCCGGTACCCTGCATTGCAAAAAGCCGCATGGCGTCAATACAACCTGCAAGATCCAGACGACTGGACGCGCCAGTGCCAAAAACAGAACAGCCGTCACCCATGACCCGAGCCGGGGAACCCATGATCCAGAAATCATGGCCGCTGGCCCTGATGTTGATCTGGTGAGAATCAGAGGCGATGGAATCCCAGGCGATAGATTCATAACGAACGTCACCGGTGAGCGGGCAGTAACGCTGGATGCGGTCGCCCAGCGTCAACGCTTTTTCGCGGGCCTGATCCGTCAGGAACTGGATCGGCACCCGGCAAGTTACCCAGTCAATCAGCAT